TTAGTCTAATTCAATTAATCGGTGTAGTTCGCCGTTTACAAACCACATTTCACACGTTACGTTATCGCCATCTTTCAAGGTGGCCATATATAACCCCTCTTTGTTCGGTTGAATATCTTCTGCGAATTGATGTGTTTTTCCTTCAAATGTAAATACTTGTGCCATTGTGTTATTCCTTTCAGTTATAAAGTAATACTTTCCAACTGTCAATTAACAGTTGATTGTTGCAATCCGTGCAACTCGGAGATAGTTAGATCACCATTCCTTCACTGTGTAAAGTGCGCTACCGCCCTCTAAATGTTGTCCGTTGAAATGTGTTAACACTTCAAACTTACCTGCTTGATAGCCTATAGTTTCATAGGCTTTATTATCTATCAAAGTAACACCAGCTTTTATCTTATGTCCTTTGTTCAGATTGATTTTATACACATCGACTTTTTGTTCATCGGTGTTAGCAACTACTGCGGTTCTATCAGATTTTTCAGTAGCCACTTTTGGTAGGTTAGGATTGCTATGTGCAATATCCTGTTTCACTTTTTCTGTAGCCACTTCAACTGTTGGTGCTTCTGTGTAATAAGTCGCTATCGGTTGAGTTCTTTCCTTTTTGGAAATAACTTCCTGTGCTTCTGTTTCAGTAACATGAATTGCTTTTGACAATTCTTGAGGTGATTTAGCCTGCTCTTGTGTAACAATAACAGGCTTTTCTAATTCTTTTTGTTTGTAATGATATATCAGCACACCTACAATAGCGATAAAAACGCATAGGGTAATCGCTACGGCTATTTTGTAGTGTTCCTTGATAGTTTGTACCAACTTACTAATTAACATGGCTTACACCTCGTTTAATTCATTTTGTAGCATTTCCAATGCTCTGAATTTTTCATCTGCGAAACGTTCATTCAAGTTATCACGCAATGCACTATTATTCCATGCAGTAGTCATACATACATCATAGATACAAGCGATGAGGTCATAATCAAAACGTTTATCATCAATGTAGGATAGATTAGGCAATTCTAAATTTAAAGCCTTTTCCATTAGCTTTAATGCATCGTTGAACATATCAATGATATTACCTACCCCATATTGTACTGTTCTACTCCATATCACATCTTTCAATGTGTCGGAGTGTTTATCCACATTGAACAGGTTATCTTGTAGCAATTTACACGCTACATCATAGTATTTAGCCTTGATGTAGTCATGTTGCATTTGTGCAAATCCTTGTCTATCAATAGTACCTAATTCTTTCCATTGGCCGATAAACTCATCACTATTGATTTCACCACTATCTACCAATGCTCTTGCGTAGTCTGTATAAAATCCGCCTTGCCGTAGCCCCCAACCTAAAAATTCATCAACGCTACCGCAATTACTAGCTAATTGATATGTACCATAGGAAATACCGCCTGCATCATTAACCCCACTTGATACACAAGCAGGGTCGCCATTACTTTCATATACCGCACTCAAACTCCCTAATTCATTCATTTCTCTAACTCCTTTTTTTCAACGCTACCCTCATTCATATATTGGGAACGCTTAACACTACCATTAGCACCAATATAACCGCTTAACGCACCGACTATCACACTTGCCAAATCCTTTTGTTCAAGATAAATAGTCATGATTAGTGCAGCGGATAATGCTATCAATGTTACGGTGTCCTCATAGTTAATCTTCATTTAATCGCTTCCTTTACCGATTTGACGAAATCAATCACCTGTTTAAATAGCCCTATCGCACGTTTGAACCACCTCGTTTCTACTAATTCGAGTTCTATCATGTTTTCTACACACGAGGCCAACTCAATAAATATAGGTATCAAATACAACAATGTGCATAGGAATACATCCACACGGCCCAATACAGGTACTACCACATCAGGCAATGTTAATAGAATGAATGCCAATAAAAAAAGCCACGGATAGGATTTGACTAATTTCTTTGTCATATCCGCTCGTAGCTTGCCACTTACTAAAAATCGTTTATGATTTCCGTTAATTTCTACTGTATCCCAACCTCTCCATAGGATAGCTAATACAATATTTTTGATTGTAACTTCTCTATTTGTTGCTAGGTTGTAATTTCTTGCTTCAACCAGCACTCGTAATACTGTATCTATAAACACAAGAATAACTGTTGTGAATATAGCCAATGATATGCGTACCGCTTCACTCACATTAAACACCTCGTTAAAAATTGGAATAAAGATTTCTATCATATTAATCTCCCTGTCTTGATAGTTTAAACCAAGTTTGATTTTTCCCTGCTGGTCTACCTTTAGAAAATATTCCCCAACCCTCAGTTGTTACATATAAAAGAACAAGAGCTCCTTTCCTATAATTATGTACAATCGTAGCATTTACACCACTTGGTATTGTGAAAGTATCAGTTGTTGTAGATGTTGTATTAAACTCAACTATATATTTCCCTTTTGGTAGCCATACAGTAAAACGTTGTTCAAAGGTGTCGTAACCATGTTCATAATGTATTGGCTCAAATAATATAGGATTGTCTTGTACAAAATATTTAGCATTATCGATAGTAACATACATATTGTTATCGGATGGTTTTTCTGTAGACAATCTAGCATAGTAAGGTTTATCGCTCATCGCAACTTTTAAATATTTACTATTCCCTAAATCTCGAATTTCATCAGTCATATTAAATGATCCTGTACTAGCACCACTTATTGTAATATTAGCCATTTACACCCACCTCAATCGTACCTTTGTTACTCCACAATTGAACACGGCTATTCAATGATGTTTGTACTCTTCCCCAGCTACCCCATTTATTAGCCATGAAAGTACGATGATAAGTTTCACCATTTAATGTATGTAGCGTGTGGTCGATTAGTTTACTATCTCCAAAGTTAAATACAATTAGCATACCTTGCTTGTGTGAACGTGGTGGATTATTAGCACCACCATCGAAATTAATTTCATAGCACCCTTGCGTTGTGAGTGTGTTCCAGTCTGTTGCGGTATCTAATTTAGAATATGGAAAACCAAACGAACCTGCATCACCTTTTTTAACAAACACTTCATCAGCTTTGGTTTTGCTATAAATGGCGGTGTCATAATGTTTAGTAGTTAATACTGTACTACTATCTGTGCCGTCATAGTGTTTCAAAGTAGTACCTGTCAAATATACAGGAACAGTAGGGTCTCCCAATTCCACCGCATCAGATGTAGATACTTTACCAATACGCACACCATGTCCATCGGTTTTCTTACCCTCTAACAATGTATTGTTATTAAGCACGATAGAACCACTTACATTACCGCCTGTGAGTTTCAAATAGTCTAGTGTCGCAAGTCTAGCAGTGTTAATTGAGTTTTGATAATCTCGGTTTGGATTACCTACATAAATATCGACTTGATGCCGTTTACTAGGTTTTTCTGTTAGCACCGCAAAATAGAATTTACCATTACAGTATGCTATATCTTCAATCTCAGTAGTTCTATTGATTTCGATTATCTGTTTAACTGTGCCAAATGGTGTACATTCTACCAAACTACCGAGCGTTGCACTCATGATGCATCCGTTAAGCATTAATGCACCATTGTTGTTAAAGTCATCGTATTGGTAGTCAATTTGATATGTTTTCATCTTTTGGAAATCATCATTGTAAAAATTGACTTCACGTAAGCGTTGTTGACCGCTAATTGGTACGATGCTCACATAAGTTCGTGTGATAGGATCATATCCAATATTAAATACACGCTCATTCAATGTAATAGTCTTTTCAAATGTCATTGTATCCGCATTAAATACAGATAGGTTATTACCATTCTTTAGTCCATTGGCAAGGTAAATTTTGTTTGTGTATTTGTTGTAGCACATAGTGTTACAATGGCCCATTTTGTCAGGGTCGCTAAACTTATATGTACCTACGATTTCAAATGTATCTGGATTGAGTTCATACAAGTTTTGTTTCGTACCATCGCTATTGATACAAGCTAGTACGAATACGTTCTTTTTATCGTTATAGGTAAAACCTTGACATTGGTTTACTTCATCACCATATTGGATATTTTTAACAAATGCGATATTAGATGCACCTTTTAACATTGGTGTTTCAGTAGGATAAAATGGCTTAATGTTGTTGTATGTACCCATATCCATAACACTATCAACAGTATCAAATGAAACATGTTCATTCACTTTGTAGATGCCATTAGGAATTAATAGTATCTTATTTTTAAGATTGTCATTAGCACGTTTGAATGCTGCGGTATCATCAGCTACACCATCGCCAACTGCCCCAAAGTCTTTAACAGATACGATACCATATAGGCTATCTTTAGGAATAAACTTTGTATCTGCTTCGGTTTTTGTAATCAAACCACCGCCATTAGGCAAGGCGATTTGTTCCGCTTTACTTGCTGCGACTTCTGCACGTTTCGCCGCATCTGTTGCTTTAATTGCGTTACTTGCGATTGATGTTTGTTTGTTATCAATGTCGGTTTTTAACGTGCGTGCTTGGCTCACCAACTCGTTAATATCACGCTTATCAACAGTTGTTTGTCCTGCATATGCTTTTGCATCTGCCACTAGCTTTTCTGCTTTCGTTACATTAGCGCTAGATGTATCAAGTGCGGTATTGCTAGTTGCTAATTTATCATCAACTGTACGGCTTAATTCTGTGATTTCACCGCCTAATGTCTTAATTATTTCAGCATTGGCGTTAATAGTATCACTTTCGGCTTTGATTTTTTCGTATGCATTGATAGCATCATTTGCTGCCTTTGTCGATGTATCTACAATTTTCCGTGCAACTGTTGTTGCATCCTCATCACTACCTACACGGATTAATAAGGCCCTGTTCATCTTCTCTTGCATTTCTTGCAAAATTAATGTTACTTTATCCGTCATGTGTTCAATATTTTGGAAAGGGTACTCATCAGGTAAATCTGTATCTTGTTTAATTGGTGTTCTACGTTCAAGAATAATCTTGTGCGTATTATCTAATGGATCACCATCAGCAGGATACGTTAAAGTTTTGTTTTCTTTGTCATAATCGATATTGCCTGTTTGTACGCTTTCTGTGCCGTCTGCATCCACCATGATTAAGGCTACATCTTCAATCATGTAAAAATCATACGGCCATACCCATTTCTTATTTGCTCCATCACATTGATAAACTACACTAGGTTTATTGACCTCTGGTATCATATTTGTTCCCCTTTCTAATTAAACAGGACTACCCATAATTGAGTAGTCCTTATTTATTAATGTTTGTCTTTCTTCTTAGATTTTTTATCTTTCAATCGTCTATCAAACATGATAGCCATAATGACATCTTCTAGTTTTGCATCTGTGTCCGTTAGTGCAAATTTAGCTAATGTCCATAGTCCATCTGTTACAGTATCACTGAACCCTGTAATTCGGTTAGATACTTGTGATAGGCTTCTACCTACATCCATAGCACCTTTATTAGGCGATACAATTGCACTGCCTACATCATATAGTTTTTCAATGATTGATGCGGCCATTATTGTATTCCCTTTATTGAATACCTTTTCACCTAGAATGTATTTCATAGCCATGTTGGAAATATCACGCACAATAGGTACACCCATAGTAGCTTGTGATACTAATTCTTCCCCAAAGGATTTCGCCAAATCTTCAGGGCCATCATCATCTCCATTTGTCATGGCTTTGTATACCATCATGCCTAGTGCTTGTGCGGTCAAAGTCCACCATAGCATACGCACGAATTGTCCATAGTTGCCTTGGTCTTTCCGTGCATAGTTACCCTCAGCAATGATATTGTACAAAGTGTTAGCGTAGGAATAGAACGGTACAAATAGTTGAGTGAGTGCATTTCTTGAACGTTGGATGCCTGCACTGTCTTTTGTATCGCCGCTACCGAATATATCTCTTACGGCTCTATCGCCAGCACTAATAGCTTCCTGTTCTACAAATTCTGCCGTTACTCCCTCAACACTTTGTAACTCTAGTACTTTCTTATCGTACGCAAATTTCCATATAGGAATAGACAAGGCAAAATCAGTTTCTGTTAATAGTCTAAATCCCATTTGGTTAATATCATCACGGATATTAGCTAATTGTTCAGCCTTATAACCACCAATATTTGTATCACCTATGCGTAAGCCTTTACCCTCAATGGATAGCCCTTGTTTTAAATCCTTATCTAGTGTTTGAACACGCTCCCTCATAAAGATTGATTGAGATAAAACAAAATCACGTGTTGCGTTGTACTTGGCTGTACCTAAACCATAGAACCCAATACCTGCATCACTAATTGCTTTGAGTGTATTCCCTACACCAATACGATACATGGCAACAGGAATGTTCAACGCATTTTGTAAAGCTACTGATACACGGCCAGCCATAACTGCGGTAGAGGTATTTTTCTTGAGTGTCATTACCAATCTACCCCAAGCATCAAGTTTCGCCGCTTCATCTTTCCAGTTATCTCTAACCCATGTTCGCAAGAATTGGTAGGTTTCCATACCAAATTTATCAACGATATATTCTTGGAAACGGCTATTACCAACTAGCTTATTTACATCGGTTACTGCCTTTCGCATAGTAACGTGGTTAATTGCTTCCGTAATTGCATTAGGAATAACATCGAAATCAAGCATTAAAGATTTACCTTTAACTACATCTAAACGTGATTTAGTAGCGCCCATGCCAGTACCAAAGATTGCGTTGCTAGCAATCATCGTTTTAGCGATATCCTCTGTTTCGAAATCAGATACTTTAGCACTTACTTTAGGATTGTACACAATAGGGAAATATTGACCTTGAATTTCTCTACCGCCGATTGTGAATGTAATACCTTTTTCTTTCTTCAAAGGGTTTCCATAAAGTTCTTCTTGAACCTTACTACGCTCTTCATAGAATGAATTGATATGTTCCCATGTACGAATTACAAATTCCCAGTCCTTATCGGTCATGTATTCTTGGAACGCTCTCTCCATTTCTACTTCATTACTTTGGATAGTTTCCAATGCACGTTGTCTATTCTTTTCTGTACCCCAATTCAAGGCAAGCATGATGATTTGCTCTTTGGTAACATTGCGTAATTCGCCTACGTTATATAGATGATCATTACGAACATCAAATAGTTGTTTCTTGGAATATACCGCTTTTACATCTCTGGCCAATCTATACATAGATTTTTCTTTGTACTCGTTAAATTTCTGAGTAGCTTTATTAATTGGCTCGTAAATATATCTAACTGCAGGGCCATTCTTTCCACCATCCAATCTGCGTAAGAATGTTTCGGCTTTCAATAATGATAAGTTAAAGTTATTCAATGTGTTAGACAATGCATCTGCACGGCTGCGGTTGTTTAACTCATTGAATACATTCCCATTATCTCTACCAAATGTTTCGGCTGCCTTATCAATGATTTGGAATATAGCGTCATCAATTGTAACGTTATTCCCCTTTTCATCGATTAGTGTACTTCCCTCATATTGAGTTCTACCGCTCTTGTACATACCTGTCATGAGTTCCTCTAACTGTTCGAGTTCACTCATTTTTAGTGTGCTAAACATTCTAGGCGATTGAGCATCGAACATTTCGTATATCCATGGTTCAAGTTGTACAGTCGCTTCCTTATCACCCATTATGTCAGCATCTGCATCTAACGCTTTAATTACAGCCATCATATCAAAGCCATCAACGGGTTTTAAGCCATCATACTTAGTCAATCCCATTTGATATGCCATATGCGTGTAGAAATAACGCATATTAGGTTCAATCATGATAGGATTTTGACTTCGTGTAATTCTGCCTAATTGGTCTAATAGTTTAGTGCGTAGTTTTTTAATAGCCTTAGAATTTTCAAACGCTACTCTTGCCCTTGCTTGGTTCAGCATTTGAGATTGTTTAGCATATAATGCTTCGTCAACTTTACCAACAGCCAACGCACTATCTGCTTTCTTACCCTCTCTCACGGCTTGATTTTGGTATTTCTTGTACTGGCTAGCTTGAGATAATGTCAAATCGCCTAACTCTCTTTTAGCACGTTCCATGTATTTCGGAATAGTACCAAATCCACTATCACGAATTGCACGAACCGCATTAATACGCTCTTGCAACGCATCCCTTAGCTTTTCAATTCGCTCTTCATTAGATAATACTTTATTATCCATGCGTTCTTGCATGCGCTCTTGCAAGCGTTCTTTTTGCTCTAGCACTTTATCAAGTCTATTCGTGATCGCTGTTAAGCGTTTAGATAATTCGTTATTTTTATCTTTCAAATCAAGTTCACGTTCTCTAGCTTGTTCTTGTATTTGCTCCTGTTGTGCTTTTAGGTTATCGATTTCATCATTGGCTTTATCTAATTCTTTTGAAACACTTCCTAACTCTTTATCAACTTTGGCTTTATCTTTTCGCAATGCTTGTTCTGTTGTGAGTTCTTTTTCAATCGGTGCTAGTTCTGCATCTAGGTTTTCACTATTTACATCTAGTTTTTGCAACTTATCCAATAATACCCAGTTTTTAGCTAGTTCCTTATTGGTATGTGCCTTAATCAAGCGTGCTTCCTCTTGAGTAAGTTCCATTTGTCCTTGATTGGATAGTAACATTTCTTCGGCTATTTCTTGGTTAGATTTGCCTGCGTTTGGATCATTAACAAACTCATTTCTAGCGTTTTCCATTTCCTGTGCTACTGCTTCATCGTAAGTACTGCCAGCTTCCTCACGTTCCGCCTTTTCTAATCCCTCAATAGTTCTATATTGAGTATTTTCCAATGCACCATCACCCAATGCCATGTATCGTTGATGTTCTTTATAGATAGGATATTCTTCGATTAAACGCTTTTCGATTGCAACCTGCACATCGTCTTTCACTTCTTCCCATTCTTTAATAGGTCGATTATCTAACTCTTTCATGTACTTACGCATTACACGTTCTTTTGCTTTTTCTTTAATGTCAGCAATGTATCCTTGTACTCGTGCCTGTTCGGTTTCGCTTAATTGTTGATACAATTTCGTATTTTCAAATTGCTCTAATGCTTGCTCGTGTGCGTAGTTTTCAATGTCATCTTGCGTAGCTATCATGCGTGCCATTATATCTTTAATATCAGATGGTACTTCACCGCCCAATCGTTGAACACTACGATAAATACGAGTTAACCATTTAGAGAATTGACGGAATACACGTTGTAATCCTTTTGTTGGTGCTTCACCACTTCGCAAATAGCTTTCCCAACCTCGTGCAAATTTCTCGTGTGCTTTGGTATTGTCTACGTTTTCTCCATCAACCCAACCGCTCCACTCTTTGAGCGTGTTCCAATCATCAAGTAATTGTTTAGGTGCATTGTCCATGGATGCTAGTTTTTGAATATCATCAAAGAACACATGGCCCATTTCGTGTAAGAATGTACTTCTATCAGCGGTTTTGAAAATACTGATAATGCGTTCACCATCGCTCATGATTTCAGTCATGCCATTAACAGATTGGTTGTACTTTTCAATGATTTTGATTGCCTTGTCATCGAATACCACATAGCATCGTCCGTCTGTATATCCATCATATGTAATACCCTTAACACCAGTTGAATTTAAAAATTCAGATGCACCTTTATCACCGCCAAATGCTTTTGACAATGCAACATAAACATCTCTTCCTGTATATGGTGTTTTTGTAAATGTATCACCAATACTTTCCAAGATTTTATCTTCTTTTATTTTTTCTTTTGCACCCTCAACTTCTTTCTCTTTTTCTAGTGCCGATAACTTTTCATTAATTTCACCTATTAGCTTTTTAGCCATTTCAAATGTATTATCCGCTTTCAACTCGTCAAAGTTATATCCGTACTCAGCAGCAGCTTCTCTAGCGATTTTTTCTTTTATCTTATTTACATTGCTTGTTAAAGCATCAGCTATATAATCCCTATCTTGTTTTATACTCTGTATTTTTCCTAGTAATTTTTTATACTCTTGATTGGTGGTATAGGACGGATGCTCTTTATAGTAATCTAATAAAGCTTTTCGCTTATCGATTTCTAAATCATTAACGGCTGATACTATCTTGTTGATAATATCTTTATTTTGCTCTTTGAAATATTTGTCTTCATCAAGCATTGTATCTATATTAGGGATATCTACTTTGAATAACTTACCACCCTTTACTCCGCTAGCATCGTTTTTTCTTAATATATCAATTGCCTTTTTTGCTTCGTTTCGATATTTATCACGATATCTGTTTTTATCTAAGCCTTTCTGTAATGATTCTATTGCTTTTTCTTTAGTCCCATGTTCTTCCAATTCGTCAAAAACATAACCTAATGCACTACCATACTCGACTTTTTTTTCCCCGTTTGTCCAATCCCCTTCGTTATCTGTAGTCCATTTTTCTCCATTTAATATAACAAAAGAGCCTTTAACTCCTAAAACATCTTTATACGCTACAGATACTTTCTTATTTTTAGCAAAATATAAGCCCCAACCATGTACTTGGTTCCCCTCACCACTACCAATAGCACCTAAATCAAATTCATCAAAGTCATACGGTGAACCATGCCATGCTGATTGATAATACTGATAATTATATTTCTTTCGGAGCTTGTCTAAATCATTTTCGTTTGGTATACTATTATTAATATTAAACCGATTAACACTCACTTGTCCGTTTGATTGGACGTTATTGACTGTTAGTCGGTTTATTTTTTTCGTATTAACATATAACAAATCGCCATTATTTATTGCATTAGAATACCATGTAGCATTAACTCTAGGGAATATACTTTTAACCCTTGTTTGATAGCCACCTCTTCCGCTTTGAACATCAAAAACCAATGGAACATGAATAAAGTTATTCTGCGTATCTTTTAATTCAACAACAGCAACAATTTCGCCTTTTACCGATGCATTAGCAATAGGGTCAAAGTTTTTGAATATTGCAATCGGATTAGATAACGCACCAGGTAATTGTTTCATAACATTTAAGTCAAACTTATGTGCATGCTTAGTGGCAAATACTTTATTAAGCATTTTCGTTGTTATATAAATATCACCAGTTGTAAATTTGTAGTCAGGATCTTTAATTGTGCTAAACACTAAAGGTGCTGACATTATTTTATTTACACTTCTTTTAAGCGTTCCGTTTTGTAAATCAGTTAGCGTTTTCCCCCATTGAGTTATATCGGCTTGTAATTTTTGATGCATTGCCAATTGTTGTGCATACCCTTTTTGGTTTTCTAAAACCGCATTCATGTTGATACGCACGCTATCACGGAAATAATCCATAGCAGTATAACCGCCTTTGCCCTTTTGTCGCATATATTGTGCCATTACATCAGCATGGTGTGCCATCAACAACGCATTAGCTTTTGCCGTTTCACGTTGTTTTCTATCGGTACTTTCACCGATAGCTTTAACTACTTTGTTGTACACTTCATAGCCACTCTTGGATAATTGCATCCGTAACGCTATATCGTTATCTGCTAATGTGAAAATCTTATCATGCAATCGCTCAAGACTTTCAATTTGTTGTAGCGTATGTTCCATGTCAGCATGATGGATATTGCTTTGGTTAAGTGCTTCCGTATTATCAGCAAATGCAGTTTGTGCTTTCGCTACGCTTGAATGAAATGCTGCACGTCTACGTTCTGCATTCGTGCGTGGTGCTTTACCGCCGTTATTAGACTTGTAATCAGTTAGCCATTGTGGCTCTACACCACTTGCCGTAGCTTCTTTAATATCATTGTCCATGTTGTCAAAGTCGCTTGCGTAGTTTTCACGATATTCTTGCACTAGGTTTTTGTACAAGTTATTGTATGCTTGCTTAACCTGTGTAGGATTAGAGAATACTTGGTCTAGTACTTCACGATCTACATCGCTTGCATCTTCAAATTCATCACGGATAATGCTTTCCTTAACTCGTGCTGCTTTCTTTTCTGTTGCATCAACTAAGTTATTATTAAAGGCTTCCACTTCCGCTTTTGCACGTTCAAGGGTTTTCATAGACATACCGCCACGAGTAAAGTATGTGCTTTCCTCTAATGCTTTTACAGTTTCTTCCGTTAAGCCACCGCTTAATTGTGCATACTTTCCGATTGGTACAGGAATATCTGCATTAGCTTCGATACTCTTCGATACTTCCTCTTGCGTTACCAAGCCGCTATCAATCATATTCTTAATAGCTTGTTGCCCCTCTTCGGTTTCCGCCATTTCATTGACATTCACATATGCAGTGGATACACCTACATTATCGCCCTGTGCTTGTACAATTTTTCCGTACAGTTCAGGGTTTTCTTTTGCCATTTTATTTGACGATGCATCTTGTTTTAATGCTTGCATAATAGCAGTGCCATTTCTATTTTGCTTGGCCATGATTGCGTGTTGTTGTTCTTCTGGTGTTAGCTTTTGAAATTCATGAAACGCTTTCATAGTGTGGATACCACTAATACCACCACCAATTGCACCTAAACCGATGACTGCAGGTAGTGCTTGTAGCATTGCACCGCCTGCACCTACTACCATATCACCTATAGAATACACACCCTCTGGGTCATTATCGTTGCGGTATAGGTTGTGTTGGAATTTTTCGTTAATATCTTGCAATCCCTCTTCAACCAATTCAGAACCGCCAGCTTTAACATTAGCTTTCATCATTTGTGCAACTGTTGTACCAATACCACGGCTAAATGTTTGTGCTGCATCGCTTGTAGCATTTTGTATAGCTTTAGCCATGGTAGATTTAGGTGCAACAGATGATAAGGCTTTACCAAACACTTTAAATGATGCAAATTCTATACCTGCATCAACTGCAGCAAATGACATTGCATATTTTCTAGCTTCATCATCTGTATATACTCTGTTACCTTGCGCATCTCGTTTATTGATGAGTTCAATGTATTTTGTGCCAAATGACATTTGGTACATCTGCTCACCCATACCGACTTGAACACCTGTGCTTAAACCAGTTAATGCACCCGGAATAGCACCCTCACCACCAGCCAATGCTGTAGCTACTGCACCTGTTGCAGCACCTAGTGCCATCCCCTCAGCCGCACGATTAGACCCCATAATAGCTTGCGCCGCCATCATATAGCCTTGACTAGCAGTAGCGCCTACTACTTGTTGTAACACATCTGTTCCATCTGTTTGTCTGTATTGCTTTAAGTTCGATTGTAAGCGCTTCATCTCTTTTGTTAAATCTTCGATTTCAGATTTATCAGTAGTTTGAGATAGCTTCCAACCAACTTGCCCTAATTTAATCTGATCATTCATCGACCAAATACCTTGTTGCACCGCATCAAATACACCTCGTGTATTATTGATTGCTTCAAGGTTTTGCAACGTAGTAATAGCTTCTGCTGAGTTTTTATAATTAACCTTTTCAAGTTCCGGATACATTTCACGCACTTCTTGAATAGTTCTACCACGTTCAATTTGTGCTGCAGCTGCTTCTGCTCGTCTGATACCCTCTTGTCCACTAGCCATGATAAGGTCAGCACTAATACCTAGTTTTTCACCACTATCAATTGCTGATTGCGCCCAGTCTGCTTTATTCCACAAATAGATTTGCTCCGCACGATGCATTGCCGGTTGTAATATTTCACTAGCTTTATTTACAAAGTTTTCGCTTTGTTGCGGTGTAACATCGGTTTGCGCCAATGCGTTCATTGCATCCGTATCAACTGTTGCCGTGCTAGGGTCTTTTGTTACCCACGCACCTACACTATTTGCCGCACTACTGATAGCTTTACCATATGAATTATCTGTTGTTTCTTGTTGTACTGCGCCATCAAACGTAGTATGCGCCTTTGATTTTATCGCAAATGTTCCGTTTGTCGCTTGTTCCGGTGTAATTATATAATCACTCATTATTGTCCTAACCTTTCAGCTAATTCTTCCGGTGTTATCGTGTGTTCTTGACCGCTACTATCTTTATATACATAATATGGCTCACCATCATCACCAGTAGTATTGTATAAGCCGTACATACCATTAGCTGCTAATTGTGCGTTGGTATATGTAACGGCTGCACCTTTACCACCAAAGAAATTAGACATTCTACCTGCGCCCCAGAATTCACCTGTTTTAGTAGATGCTATGGCTTGTTGAGATACTGCATCGGCCCCCCATTCTGCCATTTGTGCAGGTGATGGGTCAGTGCCATATTTATTTCTGTATTCTTGTACTTTAGGATATACTGCGGTTGCCACACCTTGATACTCAACCCCATCAATCTTTCTGCCTGCTATACTTTCGATTGTGCTTTTCATACCTTTCATATTAGGTGCAAAATCGCCAGTACCATTAGCATATGATGCGTAATAATCATCAATTTGTTTCAATTGAACAGGTGTGAAATACACTCCCATTTCACCAAGAAAATTTGTTAATTCGCCTTGCGATTTGAATTGTCCATTAGCAATTGCAGCCTTAACACCAAGCACATTATTTTCTTTTGCTTTCATTGCGTTTTGTGCTGCTTTATTTACGCTCAACTGCATTCTATTTAGATTATCCTGTTCCGCTCTAGCGTATTCAGAATGTGTTGCTGCGTAGTCTTGTTTAACTTTTAGTACATCAGCTTCTGTACCACCATTAGCTACAACTGCTGCTACTTTTTCTGCAACTTCTGCACGTTGGTTTTCAACTGTTTGTGCTTCTTTTCTACGTAAATTTTGAATACGTGTAGCTACATTACGTTGAATTAATTCTTTACGTTGTTGCGCTTGTGCAGCCGTTTCCTCCTGTGGTTGTCCACCCTTAAACAGTCTAGCTTTAACCTCTTGCATATATTGTCTGATACTAGGTTCATCGCCATTGCCCTGTGGTGCATCCCATGAGTAATGGTTGCCATTCCCATCAATCGCATCCGGTGCGCCATCTTTCCAACGTTGCCCATTTGCAGGGCCAGCATACCATGCAACGAGCGCACCCTCTACACCATATTTCTGTGCATACTCACCAAGTTTAAATGCAGCTACTTTCTTTTGCGCTTCTGGGTCTGACATATCAGCACCCGGTATACCTGCTTGTGCGCTCCATTCTGGCCAGTTATCCGGTAAGATTTGGAACAAACCATATGCGCCTGTACGTGCATTCACCGCACCAGCATCTCCACCGCTTTCTTGCCCCATAACCGCTGCCTTTAGGTTTTCAACTGTTGGCTCACCAATAGCACCTGCAACTTTACCAAACCCTTTATCAAAAAGCGCTTTAGTAACTTTATCAAGCAAGTTAGGATCATGAGGGTCAAATTGTCCGATTGCTTCATCAATTGCTGCATCATCAGATGTAGCCAATACAACGGATGCTTTCTTGACCTTTTGTCTGTATCCAATAATTTTATCTTCATCAATTAATCCGGATGATGCAGCTGCATTAATCATTTTATTTGCGCCATCTAAATCATCATCAGCTATTTTCTTTTCAATCATGGTAACTGCGGTATTCTGTTGCGCTTTTTTTACTTGTACATCTATTGTGTTTTCGTCATACCCTAGATTGGTTAACTGTGCTTTGATACTACCACTCAATTGTTGCATGGTTTGTTCAAATGCATCAGGACTACCATTTACAACACCATTGTTAGCAATACTTTGTACATTCAAATCAAGCGCCTTTAATGCACTATCCTCGTACTGACCTCTAACATATTTGTTGATATTGTTAATTGTATTTGTCTTATCAGTATCAACAATTTTGTTGAAAGCATTAATACTATCTTTTAACTTGAAATTGTATTTATCAGCGATTTGTTTATTCAATTCCTGTACTTTAAGTTGATAATCGACAGGGATGCTTAATGCGTTTTCGCCTTTTCTATTCATAGCGCCGTTATCAGGGTTATACATCCAATCGTTCATAGCAGCGTTAAATTCGTTTGTAGCATTAACTACATCAGTCATTTCTTTTTGCTTTTGGATTTGTAACATTGTATTTCCCAAATCACCAATTGCTTTTGATAGATTACTTATTCCTTGTTGGTCTACACCATATGCAGCAGCATTAGCAGTATTGGCAACATTACCATTAACTGTATTTAGTTTTTGTTCACCATCATAACTGACTAGCTTCATCTGTATCTCCTAACTTTACGAACAGTTACAATAGATCCCGGCCCTACACCTTGTTGCATTCTTAAATCATCACCTTGTTTCAAACCTGTAATAGCATCATAATCTGTATCACCACCATATACAGTTTGATATTTAGATTTACCAACTTTACCATTGCCTACGTATTGTTGTTTCAATCCGTACATGCTAGATGCACCACTCAAGATAGTACCAAGCATTTGCAATCGCCCTTGCGTTTTAGCATTAGATGCAGCTGCTCTTGCACTACTAGCTTCATTGCGATAATTAACCCCATTAAGATATTCATTGTAGATACTGTTATTCTTGTTGGTTTCCCAATTGTTAATATCCTTGTTGTATTCATCGTAGCTACTAGCCATTAATTGTAATGGTGTACCACTCATGGATAACCCTGTGGCGCCTGCTTCTGCCGTATTCTGACCTGCAATTAACCGCATTTTGTTGTCCATCTTATCACGCTCTTGTAGCGCTTGATTGGCGATATCCTGTTGTTTCCTATCAGATATACGTGCATTAGCTTCCGCTGCTTGTGCTTGCGCATTGTACATTGCAGTTTGTGCTTTGGTTTGTTGATGTTGACCCCATAATGTAGTAACCAATTGTCCTGCCATCAATGCAATAGGATTACACATTCGCATCCCCCTTTCTCAATGTAAATAGTTCCATTCCGTTGTGAGTTATATCAGAATGAATAACCGCCCCTAGTGATGTAAGCCATCGCTTCGAGCGGTTATTTTTCTTATGTATGAAATTGAATAAACATTCATGAGTGGCTATCCACTCTTTTATGATTGCGTTACTCCTCTTTAGAAATTCCTTTTGTAATTTCAAATTAGTATCTAGTATCTTATTCCCTAGGAAATAAATACAGTACATTCCGTTGATTGGCTTTTTTGAAATACCATATACGGCTATTGGTGCATCATTCTCAATTACAATGTGGTTTTCATAATCATCACTGCATATATCTTTTACGAAATCATTTTTTCCATAATTTGGAAAATTTTGGTTCGCTATATTGACCTCTAAGGTGTCTATAGCTCGTAAGTTGATATATAAGTCATGAATTAATGAAGTGTGCCTTACAGGGCAAATATCAAAGTCCTGTAACATTTGGAAAACCACCACCTATTTCTATTTCTCTTGTTACGCTCAAAAGGTTAAATGGATAAGGTTTTTCATGCAAAACACATACAGATGCATCCGTTGAGTACACTCCATCGAATTTTGGCAATATACATACCTTATCGCCACTATATAACTTGAGTGGCGGTAATGAAATATCATCCATATGGTTGAAGTTTCTTCCGATTTTGCCACCGAATGAATTTAAGATGTTCATCGATAATCTACTCATCGTTAATTGTCTACCTTGCAACGTACCATCTTGTATTTGCATTTCAATACTTGGAATACGTAATCGTGTAGTGTAGTTAATACCAACGGCTACACTTTGTGCTTTACCATCGATATTGATAATTGCCGTAGGTGGTACTTCCTTAATTGGCCGTTCTCTACCATCAACCACAATTTGCACATCCTCACCAATCAGATGAGGTACTGTGATAGTACTGATATTCTCTGTGCTGGTTTGTCTGATATAGCAATCCATATACACGTTGTTATTATCAGCGTTATACATCGGCTCAAATCGTTCTATACACATCACTGTACCGCTTTTGAAATCACGCTCAACGATTACATACAAACTGTCTTGTTCGCCCTCAGCTACACTCTCAGCGTATTTGTATTTGCCCTTTGTGGTGAAGTGCGACCATGCATACACCTTTTGCTCAGGAATGTAAGTTAGACAATCGATATTGCCATCATCTGTTACGTAGTAAACAATACTATCTGGATCTTGGGCATATGCACTCGTAATAAAGTTACGATACTTTGTCAGATGCTTAACGAATAGAGTTAAGTCGGCCCCTGTGTAGTTATCGCTTTCATAGGAATATCCTAAATCACGCACTACGCACCCTCTAGCTTGCACATACACACATCTATTACCTATGTATTGTGGCTCACATTCAGATGCGCCACGTTGTGTTTGTGTGCGTAGATTACAATTAGTCGGTGTGATTGTTTTTGAACCATCGATAATCCATTCATTACCGCTAGTCAAAATCAATAAGTCATTAGCTGGTATCAAATGTCGAATGTCATACATTTTACGATTAATAACAGGTAGCGTGATTGCACTATCATCTGTAATCGTTCCGCCTACCTTTTCTACACCAAAGTTGGAATAATCACCTGTGCGACTAAACCATATGTAGTTAGGATATTGAGTGCTAGACGCTAGGATAAATCTGTCTTGGTAAAACGTACATACACGAGGATAACCAAGGCCTTTGCCCCATTGTCCAAATCTAAATTTAGATGTAGCTTCATTTTCTACAACGCTATTCAATACATTTACTTTAACATGCTTACTATCAACAAATTCTTTAATCTCAATTACACCATAGTTAGAATGTGGCAAGAATGATAGGTCTACATTAACACTGCCACCTTTTAAATCAGATACAACTTTTAACATTGCACTAGGCGATACCTTGCCTGTATCCGTTACATTGTAATCGTTGTTAGATGTGTACACTCGGTAATCTTTCCATGTAGTGCCATTGTCATTACTGATTTGAATTTTTACAGTGCCATTCCATGTGCCATGCGATGTGAATTTCCACGATAAATCCTCATCACTACTGAATTGTTCTACATCGTAATTGATGTTATTGTAATCTTCGCCAACTGGTCTGTTATATCCGCCGTGTCTTTCACGTGTAACATATTCAGTACGTTGTATTACTTCGCCAGTTTTGCTTGTAGTTACTGCTTTAACAAAATGTTCAATTTGCATGACTGAACCAACCATATCAGCATTGAACATATCCTTTGTGGCGGTTAAGGTATCGCCATTCAAGATTACAGTACTTTCTTTGTCTATATTGACTTCGCCGTATGGTTGCTCAGATAGCTTGTATGTATCAAATCGCCAGTCTGTATCACTATATCGTGATAGCGTTTTTACAGGATATTTGCCACTGCAAATAAACATTACATCACCACTTTGGATGCAATTCAATTTATCAACTACATCACTTTCAAATGGTGTTTGTAGTTCAATACCTGTATAGATACCATTCCGCCACACTCGGATGTACTGTTCGCCGATTTCGAGTAAGAATGATTTATTCTTCTCGGCCGTAAATTCAAATAGCCGTGTAGACTTATCTTTGTTTTTGACTTGCCCTATATACTCTGAACCTTGCCGTCTAGCTACTGCGCCATAAGGTCTGATTACTGCATTTTCTGCTAATAGCAATGCACTTTTGAATTGATCTAAGTCAAATCGTCTAGATACATCAGGCGAAATCTCACCAGTTGTAAATGCAAGTTGTGATATATACATTGGTTTCATGATTACCAACTCCTTGCTTTTACATAGTTAGAAATATATGGCATATCTTGCCTACGTTCTTTAGCACTCAAACTCTTGGCCTCTTGAGTTGCCGCTTGATAGAGTTTATAGCATTGGTCGAATAAACCACTATTACCAGTTAATGGCATGGCTAGTTCTGACCCCATTTTAGATTTCAAGGCCTGTACAAATACAGGACTGAATACATCTATATCTTGCACATCGTACACGTAATCGATGTACGCAAGCGGTACATCACTCACGATATACTTTGTGTTATCGTCGAAGCTAAATACATCATATTCTTTTTGCCTATCCGTTCTAAATCGTTCCCCTTTAGGAATAACCCCAAGGATACGGATGCACTTTTCAGGGTACGCATATACAAATTCATAGCCAGCTAGTTTATGCTCAGATAGTACACACTCTTCACGTTTACGTGCAAAATTCCATTCATATTGAGATAGTAGCATTTTGCGTGTTGCATCATAGTGCAATCTACATTGTCTAGCCGTTTCTGTTTCTTCATCAAGGCCGTATATCCTACCGCCATTGATAAGACTAAGAGCCATATTACAAATATCAGTAGGTGTCATATTGCCCCCCCATTTTATAGTGAAAAAGAGGGATGCATACGCACCCCTCATTCTGTTATTCTGCAGTTTCTGTCGATTTCTTGCCTTTAGATTTAGTCTTTGGCTTATCTTCGCCATCTTCGGTTTCGTCGGTTTCTTCTGCGCCTACAGCTTCAAACAAATCATTGAAGTAATCTTTATCGTATTCAGCTACTTCTTCTTTTGTAAGTTCTACTGTTTGTCCTTCTTTAATTAAACCCTTTGTATTATGATACAAAGTTACTTTTGCAATGTATTCCATGTTACCCCCTATTTGCTAGTGATACCGCTAGTTAAGAATACAGAAATTGTGCCAGCCGTTGCATTGTTGACATTAGCACGTGTATAACGCTTAACACCATTTGCCAAGCGCACTTTATATTCGTACCCAGCTGGTGCATTGGCTGGTAATGTAATACCATGCAACAATACAGGGTTAGCAATGTTTTCTGTATCAGATGTATATACGTTGATTAATGCAGTACCAGTTAATGCTTTGTCTACACGAACAACTAACCACAAGTTAGGGTCAGCATCACCGCTAGTAACCACAACATCGGAGCTGACATTGCCAGATAATTCACGTTTCCAATGGAATGTATTTAAAGTATCGATAATCATGTATTTTCTCCTCTCTACTATGCAGTAACACGTGCTTCGGTGGAAAGCAATGCATCAATTTTACGAACAGGAATACCGTTCGCGCGAGTAACCATTTTACCCATTTCCATATCTTCTGTGATAGTAGAACCATGCACTTTGTTCTTTTGCAAGCGTAAGAATGTACGCAATTCTTGGTTCATATACCATACTGGTCTACATCCAGTTAAGCTATGCATTTTTTCTTCTGCACGGATCATCAAGTTAATCAAATTAGGGCCTGCGGAAATATCTTCTTTGATAGATTTCATATCGATATTAGCGATACGTACTACATAGCGCCAATCACGAACAGATAAACCAATGTTTTGTTTAAAATGGGTACGATAACCTTGGAACATAGAACCATCAGCTTTAGTTACTGTTACTTCGCCCAAATCTTCTTGTTCTAAACCGCCTTGACTGCCACGTGGATAAATACCATGTACAGTAAGAGGGCCCCAACCTACGAGCCACATAGAGGCAAGGTTAGCAGTACCACCAGCATCAATAATATTTTTAGCGCAATCAGCTTTTTTAGTGTCTAATGTATTAAAACGTGCGGATAAACCGATAAATTTTTCAGGTGCAGTTTCATCACCATAGAAAAGTGTGCTTGCGATTTCTTGGCCCATGCTTTCAACAAATGCACTATCTTCTGTTGCACGGAACGCTACAGGGTCATTAGAAAGTTTAACCAAGTCTTTATCCACTTCGGAATATGCTTCCAACATACCACACGTATCAGTGATTTGTTTTGTAGTGGATTTAGATGGTTGTACACCGCCATACAACATGCGCCATGTCGTGGATGGCAATCCAGTACGTACAGTTGTTTTGTTAGATGTACCATCATTACATTCAATCATTGTCATGTCTTGAATGATTTCGTTTGTTTGGTTCAATTGCTCAATGATTTGTGCAATTTTACCATTTGGATCCATGCGTGTTTGCAAATCCAATAATGTAGGATTGTTAGTTCCGATTGTAGCCATTAATTAATCTCCTTTAATCTTTAAACATAGACGGATACATATTTCGTCTAATAGCTTCATCCGATTGATTATTTGCAGGTCTGTTGTTCCCTGCGTTGCTATCTTCGCTTGCCATACCAGCAATATGTGCGAATAGTTGAATTACTTCTACACGATTACCCAAGCCATTTTCAGCTAGGATTTCACGGATATTAGGAATAGTCTTTTCCACTGCTTCAACACCTGCGGCCGCTTGGCTAACAGTAGCATCGAATTTATTCCCTAATACCTTTTTAGCGTTTTCTGCATACCCATCGTATTGTGCTTTTAGTGCCTCTTGCTTTTGCGTTTCATAAGCACTTACGATGTCCGTTGCGTATTTGTTGCCAAACTTCGCTAGTTCCACCGCTTGCTCTTGCGTAGCACCTACACCATTAAGCATTTTTGAAAACTCATCTGCGATGGTTTGGTCGACTTCGCCACCCTCAAATGCAGTTGAGAAATCATATACAGTAGGTTCTGCAGGTTGGTCGGTGTTATTATCACCGCCACCGCCTAAAATCGTACTTTGTTGGTCTTGTGTGTTCGTGTCTTGTGGTGTACCACCATTTGCACTATCCGTGTTATTGTTTGTGCCTTGTTCTAAATTTTCATCCATGGTTACTCACCTTTCTTTAATTCGTTTTCTTCAAGCGTTTTAAAATATTTCTGCATCTGAATATTTTCGAGTTGTGCTAGATGGTATTTCTTAACACCCTCTATACCATCGCCAATCTTTCCTAAATCATTTTGTAAAGAAATAGCAACAGCCCTCATTCCCTCGTTAAAGAATGTTGTACTGTTGCCTGTAAATGATTGGCTATTCAGTTTTGCCCTATCTAATATGCGATAAAAAAACCACCTACCGAGTTCAGTACTCAGTACGTGGTTTAGCGATTCAATATCACGCTCACGCATATAATCTCTTTTTTGTTTCATTTAATATTCCATTCCCATTAACTGCTGCATTACAGGGTTTCCGTCATTTGCTGCATCAGTCGCTTGTTTAGCTGCACTAGCCATTTGAGGTGCTAATTGTGCTGCTTGCATCATTTGTGCTTGTTCCTCTTGTTCTTGTTGTGCCTGTTGTTGTTCTTCCATCTTAGCTTGGTATTCATCATTCGATACAATGACTTTTGCAGGTACACCGAGGTTAACACCATAATAATCCGCTGCTTCTTCAAAATTGAATTTTTGTAGAATGTTAGGATTGCCCTGTGCTAATGACATAAGGAACGCAAAATACTGTTCGATTGAAGTTAATGAAGATACTTTCTGTGCCTGTGCCAATGGTGAAATGTACTCTATTTTCACATCTTGGCCGTTTAACTCTTCCGCTAGTACTTCATCGATTGGCGGAAACACACCTGCACGATCTAATATCGCATAGGTACGTTCGATAATCGGATTAAGAAATTCAGATAGTAGCCGTTCTACTACAGGCCCTAATTGTTGTAACTTCTCTTGCGTGCGTTCCATGACTTCCCTTGCCGTCATTTGTCCATTGTCCATGTTGTCAAGCATAAGGAATAAGTCCGCACTATATGCACGCTTAATGCTGTCTTTAACTTCAATGATTTGTTGCATAATCCAATCAAGATTGATACCTACATTAAAGATAGGTTCAACCTTACCGCCTGTATCGACTTCGGTTATTCCGCCCGGAAATAGTGATACACTACCGATTACATCAGATGTTACAGCCATTGGCGGTTTTACACCAAGTTCAATAGCGGTTAGTCGGTCTAGTTCCAACTTTTGCAACATCATTGCATCAGATTGTGCGAACCATGCACTACCTTTACCATAACCATTTAGATCATGTGTAGTGTGCCGTGCAATTGGAATAGGCCATTCTTCATAGCCACTATGTCGCAAGATTTCATCGTCTCTACTCCCCTCAACCCAGTAAATAGAGGAGTAAGGCATGTTCTTATTACCAAGTTTTCCGTTGCGGTCTTTGTTTTCGCACACTAGCCAACAAACAGTATATACAGTTGCATTACCCTTGCCGTCATCGTATGCATTTTTAATCTTTTCGGTACAGTTATCATATCCAAACTCTTCCACGAGTTGGTCGCAAGTCATGTTGTACTTCCGCCCAAACGTGTTAACCTCACCATTAGCATTGCATTCCAATGCGTAAGTGCCAATTGGATACGATGTGAAACGCACACCAACTTTACCATCTGGCATGATAGACATAGGCGCTTGTCCGAATGGTAGTTCCATATAGACTTGGTGAACCACATTGTAGAAATTGGATTTTGCAAATACTGCATACAATATTTCTTCACGTTCGTCTAATACTTTTGCTACATCGCTATTTGCTGCCATGTCTGTATTTTCCATGGTTAGCTTAAACCACTTTCTACTAGGCGGTGTCATACCACTCATTACACCACTGGCAAATATCTGGCAACTTTCCCATGCTATTCCAGTTAGTATTTTGTCAGTATATAGTTTCGATTGGTCTTGCTCACCATCAAACACACCAAGAAATGGCAACTGATAATCTCTAATCATCTTCCATTTCTCAACGTACTTTTGACGATTGGTGAACATCTGATTGAATTTAGCTTTTATTTTCTTGTAGTCTTTTGGTTTAGTTACAGGCTTTTCTGTAGGTTGCCTTGCTAGACTTGATAAGATAGTACTCATATTAACCGCCCAATGTTGTTTTGCCTGTGGCTTGATTTAACGCACTAGCCAAGATGGTACTATCATAGCCAGTTTTCTTGCGCTTCTTATCAGTGAACCATTGTTCATCTTTCTTTTGCGTCATGTCATCAGTCTGTGCGACTGGTGCAGGTGCTGGTGTAGTAACACTTGGTGTTTTAGCTTTCATACACATTCACATTCCCCCTTTACCCAAATGGTTTGTACTCTGTATTAGCTACTCTTCTGTGATTGCCATTTACTTTTTTAGTGACCCTAAATGCAAAGGTCAAGGCTAATGCATCACCTTTATTCGGTGATGGTAAGCCACGTTCTTTCATGTCCTTTTTGCTTTCAAGTTGTATTCGTCCGTTTTTATCAATGATTGCTTCTGGCCCTACGAGGTCATCGTACAATCCTTGTTCATTAGGAATTGAACCGCCCTCTTTTAACCACTCTTTCATTTCGCCCCACATGTACGCACGCATATTGAGGTACATGTTGTTAGGCGATGCACCACCAAAGGCAACTAATCGCCATTTTCTACCCATTGACTTTCCGATACTGTAAATACCAGTGCCGTACCCTTGGTCTATGAATACTGCATCAGCTTTATATTCATCCTCAAATTGTGCTATTAGGTTAGCCATACGCATATCATCGTCATTCTTCTCAATTGTTGCCAAGCACTTCATGGAATAGCCATTACGCATTACGATTTCTAATGTATCGCCACCAGTCCATGCAGGGTCTACACCGATAATTACAGGTAGGTTATTAAACTCACCAACTCTGTACATTCGTTTCTGTGCTTCATCTACAATTGATGCGGATATAAATTGTGTGTCAGATGCACTAGGGAATATCCCTCTTACACGCACTTTTACAAAGTCGCTATCCTCACCATGAATATCAACCCATTCTTGCAACTTCGCTTTATTCGAGATTTTAACAGTACGGCTATCTATTTGATATGTAGTCCAGTATGCTCGATGTTTTCTGAAACATTCTCTAAACCTACCACTATTACGTGTAGGGTTTCCAAACACGCACCATATAATCTCGGTTTCCTTATCTGTTAATGCACCCTCTGTTACTTCCCATATCTTATCGGATATTGCGGATGCTTCATCGAATATAATCAGTATTCTATTACCTTGATTGTGCAAGCCTGCAAATGCTTCTGGATTGCTATCACTCCATGGAATAGCATCTATCCGCCATGTCTTTTCATATTGCTTATCAGCACTAAACAATGCGGTAGCCGTATAGGTGAATAATTCTTTACCTATAAACAAGTTGTACCATTTGTTAAGTTCAGCCCAAGTCTTAGACCTTAACTGTGTATCAGTATTAGCGGTAACTACCCCTCTTGTATTCTCATGTGTGGCAATAGCGAATAATATCAACAATGAAGAAAAAGCGGACTTGCCAATACCATGACCAGATGCAACTGCAATTTGTATTGCCTTAGCCAATGACTTTCCCTTGCGTAATTCTTCACCTATTTTCTTGAAAGTCTTAACTTGCCATTCATCAGGGCCGTCAAAGTTTTCAAGCGGTGTTCCTTTTTCTCCCCAAGGGAATGCAAAATAAACAAAGCCTAATGGATCATGAGTGAACGAACCCAACGCATCAATCAGTTGTGCCTTGTTGTACTTCATCTGATTTCACCCTTGCTTGCTTCATGCGGTCGGATATATCAATCTCTATTTCTGCATCAAGTTTCACTTTGTCAGTAAATAGCATGTGCCGTTTACCTAGCAACTCGGCTGCTTTAGTCCTGTCCGCAATTGATGCATCCAATCCGAACGCATCTTTTTCTTCGCCATTCATAACCTTAGTTAGGTATTGTAGGACTTCATCAGCAGTTGCAATTGCGTTTTTGCTACGTTCGTTCATTACATCATCTATGTATTTACGCACGTTTACTTTTGTTAATAACTGGCTACCCTTACTTCTTGCAGTCTTTTCTGAATAACCAGCCGTAATTGCACTCTGTGTTGCATTGGTAGTCTTGATATACTCATCTGCAAATATTCGCTCTTTTTCAGTTAATTTACTAGCATCTGCCATATATCAATCACCACCTTTATACGCTCTAACTAAAAATAGCAGTACTTCATGTTGCTTAGTACTGCTATACTCACTTTCTTTCTTATAGAGTTGTCCTTGCTTGAACGTTTTCCCTTTCTTGTACTTATGAGGGAATGTCAGTTTATATTCTTCCTCGGTGTACATTCGATTGACGATATATACCTTACAAGGCTTATCATATTTGCTCCATGATTGCCTTACATCGACTACATATCGCCTGCCGTTCATCTGTAATGCTTTTAGTAGTTTCTTTATCGTTGGTTGATAATTCACATCAAGCACCACACAATACCGACTACAATCAATACACCACACACAATAGCTAGACAATCAATAAGACTAAACAAGTTATCTTCACGATGCTCAAACGCATATTTTGCTTTTGCCTGTAAGTCTTTGTTATCTAAATCTTGTGCAGCTTTTTTGAATAACGCTCTATCCTTAATAAATTGTTTAATCGCTTTAATCATTTTAGTACTTCACCACCTTTCCGCTTTAGCTTTCCATTAGATCGTACACACAAACCGCATGCACTTTTGCTTGCGTTCCCCTGTGTAATGTACGTTTGGCATAATCCATCATACTCAATGACATTAGCCGTACATTTCCCTTTCTTGTTGTTTAAGCATTTGCTTTTACAACACAATATATCAGTCATCATTTCTCCCTTTTTGATAACTTTATGCAAAAAATGAGATATATCGCCGTGGATATACCTCATTATGTGATAGTTTTATTCATTTGTATTGTAACAATTATTCAAAACTGAATACCGCATAGTCAACGCTTACACACGTTCTAACATGTAGCCAGAACATGTGCATATGTTCCAGTACGCAACCAAAACAAAATACGATATTCACTTTTCAGCAATTATTGCATACTCAAAACCAAAGTTATATAGTTGGCTATTCACCAACACGAGCATATGAATTGTAATCATTGTTAGCTCACTCTGTCTAACTCTTGCACAATACTCGGTTCTTAATGGAACATATATAGCTTTAGTTTTCAGTATGCAATTGCACTCTCTAAACTAATACCGCCAGTCGTTTGTAGTATGTAACATTTTTTCGCTTAAGGTTTTATCTCATGAAACGTATAGTTGGTTGTTATTGCATAATTGGTAAGGATTATATGTGCGGTATTAGTTTACAAAATGCAATATAAGAGGTGCGGTGCAGTTAGAAAATAATATAGATTGTAATGACTTAGAAACAATACTCGTTGATTTTCAAATACAAAATATAAAACCGCACCTCAATTGCTATTTAGTTTTTAGAATTGCTCATTGGCAACTCTTACACCTTATATTCTACTATATGTTTTTATACATATATACTGACATTTACTGACATTTCATGACATTTACTGACATTTCAACTTGCCTATTTCAATTAATGCTTTCTCTTTGTACCTCATAGCCTGTCTTTCGTTGAATTGGTTTTCAAAAACCGAATGTGCTTGTTTAGCTGACATCCCAAGCAGGTATTCATAACGTAACATTGTACCGCCTATTTCTTCACTTAGACTATTGATCGTGTTGATTACATCGCACTTGTACTCGCTCAATTCATCAATCCGTCTGCGTTGTTCTTTTTCTGTATCAATAAACCTTGCTACGCTATTTTCTAACCCACATGGAACACCGCCACCGCTTACTCTATCCTTTGAGTAATCGATAGCGCTAATCGATGTAATGTTGCATCGTAGTTGCTCTATTTCTTTTGCAATCGACTTTATTTGCTCATCAACTGTCTTTACAGGCTCAAGGTATTTTCTAGCACTACTAATTAATCTCTTTTCACTTTTTGTCGGTTCATTCAAATATTACTCACCACCTAACATAACACCTATTCCAACAATAATTAACACAATACCGACTATCACTTGTGCTATTGATATTTCTACGCATCCATTTTCAAATGTATCACTTAAAATAACCGCTAAAACTGGAAAAGCAACTAACATCATTCCAATTGTAATTAAATTTTCAGCCATATGTTTATACCTCTGCTAGTTTTGCACGATCCCATATAAACGTATCATCTTTATTTCTTGCTGAAAACGAGGTTCTTCCGTTATTCCATGCACATATCATTTCATCTTCATACTTTGCAAAATATGCTTTTTCCCATTTGTCATCACAATCATCTTTAACCAATATAGGTGTATCAACTGGCACTTTACTCCAATCAACAATACCTATATATTCAGCAATATCGATTTGTTGGTTTTCTTCTGTAAAGCACGTACTTCTTATATCAACTCTATTCGACCATTGCGAAATACATTCACGATTTTTGTAAAAGAATACTGTTCCGTTTTCTATTTCTGCTCTTCTGTATCCTAGGTCATACATTCTACTGAATAATTCATCTGTAAATTGTTTATCGTTCATAGTTATACCTCTTCATATGTCATTTCAAATATATCAGGCTTACACGGATAAACCTCGCCTTTAACACCTTTGATGATGTAATCACCTAACGACGCTCTATATTGTCCCTCTAATGTGTTAATGAGAAGTTTGTTTTCAATAAAGCATATAAAGTCTTTTCCACAAAATTTCACACACTCTTCCCAATTTTTTCGCGTATACTGTATTGCTTCAATCACAACTGGTTTCTTTTTATAACGCTTAATCATACTGTATCCATTCTCCTTTATCTTCATTCCATTTGTACCATTTTATATTTCCAAACTCTAACACGCTTGTTTGATGCACCTCACCGATACAAAATTCATTATCGCCACTCTCACAAGCCAGTTGCTTTAGAAATTCAAATGCACTTTCCCATGTATCATGAGGTGCTATGTAATAATCAGAATGTTCTGTATATCCGCTATATCCTAACATATCAACCTCTTATGATAAGGCGGATATTTCACCGCCTATATCTATCCAACCAATACTTTAATTAAAATCACAAATCCAAATATCAAAACTACTAGCGATACACCCATGATCGCATTGAAAAATAACTCTTGTGCAAATCGGATTGCCTTTCTATTATTTTCTGCATCTCTATTAGCCATTGCTTTAAAGTCTTTTATTCTTATTTGTAGTTGGTCTATATCACCTGTATACTTCCATGTCGGTGCGCACATATTATTTACCTGCTTTCAATTCTTCAACTTCTGCTACTAATTGATTTACCAGTTCTTCAAGTTGTTTGATTTTACCTTTATGGTTTAACTCATATTCAGAACCTTTACCAAGTCTAAATGATACACCTGCATTAATCATCTTATTGGCTAATGTCGCACCCAAACTAAACATTACGTGTTCAGTAGGTGCATAAAATGCACCAAGTGCTACATCATTTGCATTTTTATAATGGCCATAACCAACCGCAAATGTTAATTTATCATCGGAATTGTAGCCTAGATAATGCAACGCACTTAATGCTGCATTAGATGCACCAGCTTTTGCCACTTCATGCATCACGTTTGAGATTTGACCTACTGTATTACGTTCTAAATCCGTAATACGTGTTTCATGGCTATTAATTCTATCCGTATTGTTCAAAATGGCTTGGCTATTTTGCCCTACACGCTTGTTTGTAGCGGTTAGAGTGTTATTAATCGTTGTAAATCCGTTATCCACCTTAGAGGTCAAATTAGAGATATTCGTAGTATTTCGTGTAACTCGTTTGTCTAAACAGTTCACATCTTTTTGAAGTTTGGCAATGTGTGTTCCGTTTGTTTCAATTTCATCATACGCTGCGAACAGTTGACTGCCATTTACCGCATCTAAACTGCTAGGGTCAACACGGCCAGCACTTACATTGTGCAGTTGTCTATTGTAATTGCTAATTCCACTATATGTATCGCTTTTCTTACTGCCAAAGGATACTACGCTATTAGGACTTTCACCTGCGAACACATGTGTTACCCCATTTAATACAACTTGTCGAACACCTACAGGGTTATCCGTCTGACTGTTCGTGCCAATCGCTACGGAATTTTGAATAGGTGCTGATGCATTATTACCAATGACTACCGCATCAATACCACGCACTACACTATGTGTGCCTACTACTACTGCTCCTTGATTATCTACTGTATTATTAGCACCTAATACAGTTTGTTCCTTGTTATTTCCTACATAGTTGTTGTACCCAATTACGCTTGCTTGGTCTGCTTCAATTGTTCCGTTGCCACCACCAATTACAACGCTATCATTTCCTGTTGCTTTATTATCACGGCCAATTGCAATTGTATTTGTGCCTGTAACTACTGTATTCGCCCCTACAGCTACAGAATTGTAACCGCTTACTACTGGTGCTTGTGTGTTAGGCTCTACAGGGCCTGTTACAACACCACTTGCTAATACATTACCGCCAATTGTACCCATAATCATTGTTGCTAATACTAATTTATTCATATTTGTTTTCTCCTTTTACTGTCTACTTTCTGTCTATCTACTGTCTTTTCTGTCTATTTACTGTCTTTTTATTTACCAGTACTACCATATCCACCATCGCCACGTTCTGTTTCGCTGAGTGTTTGTACCTCTTCTACATCAACATCTGCAATTGGTACGATGATTAATTGTGCGATGCGATCACCTCTAAATATTGTGTAATCGCTACAAGATACATTTTCATATGCGATGCTTATTTCACCTCGATAATCTGCATCTATAATTCCTACGCTATTTGCGCATCTTAGAGGTGTTTTGCTCATACTGCTTCTTGGTACTAATAGCCCCATATGTCCTTTAGGAATTTCTACTGCTATCCCTAATGGTATTTTCTTTTGACTATCAGCAGGTACTTTAATTTGAAAAGGGCTATATAAGTCTAATCCAGCTGCATCCTTACTACCTCTAGTTGGTAGTTGTGCGTATTCATTTAATAGTTTCACTAACATTATTCCATTCTCCCCAATTCTTCGCTCTAACAACTCGATTGCTCGATATATTTAATTCGGCCATGATTTGACGATTTGTCATACCTTGCTTGCATAGTTCAATAACCTTATCAGTCAATGCAAATTCATCTTGTATGCTTCTTTTGGTAGGTAATCCCCTACCTCTGTCAGTAACAATATGTATTGCTTCGCTTATATCTAGGTCTCCCCATACTACAGATGCAAGTGCTAGCCAATTCTTACAGTTATGAGGAATACCATATGTCGCTGTATTAACAGCCATCACTAAATCCGCCTTTCTTATACATTTCAAACCAATCATCTGCCCTCATGGTGATTAACCATTTAGCATTATTCTTTCTATGTGCCACGATTGGCATCACGTTTTTATTCTCGCTATCGTGAATTGCTTGTGCCATCGCTTTGTCAATGTTCAATGCTTGTACACGTTTTACTTCGATGTGAATGTTAGGTAGTCCAACACAATCGCTGGCATCGCCTGTATTTCCACAATACTGTTGCGTTCGCCTTACATCAAATCCATGTTCCTTGCATAGACTAGCAAATTCACGTTCACCTCTTGCTCCTTTTTGCTTGCTATTTATTGGCATTATCTATTCACCCATTTCATGCATCCAATTCGTAAATAATGCATTAACCCTGTAGGACTTAATTCGTACCAATCATCTCTAGCTTTAGCACGTCTTACAAATCCGCCAAACTCGTATATATTACCTCTGAAATCATCTGTATCTATTTCATCAATCAAAATCAATCCTGCATCTTTAAGAAAGAAATTGATCTCACTTCTATTTTCTTCATACAAACTTCTTGGCATTGCATAATACAAGTACTTTACATTCTTACAATCATGGTATCTTTTCTTTTTAAAATCTCTCCTAAAATCATGAATATCTGTTTTGATTTCGACTTCTGTTAGGTATTGTGTTTTTAAATCAAAATATATGAAATCAGCTTCATATTCAGTCCTACCAGGGCAATACATACTTACGTTTGGTATACATATTTTTTTGCGAAATAAATGCTTACCAAGAACATATTGAATATCCTTTTCGTCCATATATGCATCTCCTAATCACGTACTTCACATCCATTACATGGTGCTTTCATAATCAATACCCATATTCGTCGATGTAATCACTAATACTGTATTTCTTTGTTTCAAAAACCACCCATGCATTATTTTCGAACCCATATTTCTTCTCCCATGCTCGGAATACTTTTGTTAGTTCTTCGCTTAGTTCGTCAATATGCTCTTTCTTTACACCATTCAAGTAATCGTCTGACCATTCTTTAATTTCGTCATCCATGTCATATTCTAATAAATTCCAAAGCACTCGTTCACTATCAATCTCTGGAACGTAATGATAAGGGTGTCCAACACATACCCATTCAATATCTGAACATTCCCCAAAATAGCTATGGTCGCTATCTCCTACATCCCACAAGTTACTGTAATATTCCAAATAATCTGCTATAGCATCTTTAATACTGCTTTGTGGCTCTCCTGCTATTTCGCCATCTACCCAGCAATATTTTGTTTCGTCTTTTACTAGCATGGCTACTCCTATAACTCTTCCACTTCTTCGACTTCTACGTTATCAAACCATTCATTCATATCACGGCCATCTACATCTTCTGTAAGTGCAATTACATTAGCTTGTTCTTCGGCCTCTTCAAAGCTTTCACACTCTACGATTTTTTCAAAACCAATTGTTACATATCCTATAATTTTAAATTGTTTCATCTTTCTCACCTCTTAGAACGGAATATTTTCATTTTGATTTGTGGTATCAAAACTATCAAAGTTACTACTGTCAAATTCACCATCTAATTTTCGTCCTATGAAATCGGAAACTACCTCGGTTACATATTTCTTTTGTCCGTTGCTGTCCTCATAGGAACGTGTTTGAATGCGTCCGTTTACAAGCAATCTATCTCCTTTCTTGCAATTCCCAACCGCTTCCCCAGTCTTGCCCCATGCTACGCAATTGATGAAAGCAGTTTGTTCTTTTGTTTCGTTGGTTGTACTGTCAACGTATGTATTCGTAGCAGCTACTGTGAAAGTTGCCACCGCTCTACCTGTTTTTGTAAAACGTAATTCAGGATCACGAGCTAAATTTCCTAATAGTTGTACTTGGTTCATATATTCAACTCCTATTTTCTAATTCTACGTACCACACCGCCTTATTTTGGTGTGTGTACTATTTCTTGCTTATAATTTATCGTCCGTAAAATAAACTCGCCTTACAGGGCTTTTAAATCAATTTCAGTAACTTAAATAGTTTAGTTTTGCTTCACATTCATCTACATACACATCGTAGCTAGGGTGAATGTGGCAATCGACTGTTGCCTCATCACGCATGATTTCAAGTAGGTTATCAATCTTCACTCTAGCCTGTTCTTCGCTAGTTGCTAGCATTGTAAAACTAACATTGAATGATACATTCACGCTGACTTCAAATGGTTCAATTCGTTCTTTCATCTATCCCCCTATAGCACTTCTTAATAACGCTTTCCCTTTATCAGATATTTTGCTTTTGTTGATTATGTCTGTTACATCGACTGGTTCTTTGGCAACTTCTACCAAGTTCCCTGTAGCAGTCATTTCAATTTGCTTTTGACCTGCACTTATCAAGGCTTTATCGTGTTCCGCCTTTTCTCGTGCTTTTAATAATAAGTGATTATCCTTTATTGAATTTGCCATACGTTGGCGGTGTTTCTCACGTTCCACAAGTTGCTCGTAGCAACGGATGAATTGTGATCTACAGCTTGCCTCGTTATATTCATGGCCCATTCTAGGGTCAAAGGATGACCATATCGCCCTTGCAGCCGTTAAGGTTATTCCCTCTAAATGCTCTTTTCCGTTGTCATATCCATAAGTGCTAGCACATTTAATTACTTGTTCCCATGCAGTTTGTGCAGTTTCCACTTCATCATGCATATTCACATATGCACTTAATGAGGAACACTCCTCACGAATTTCTGCAATTGTTGGTAAGAATTTACATTTATTAATCAAGTTAGCTATGGCCTGTTCTAAAGTAACAGGGTTAACATCACTAAGCATATTGACATATAACAGCATACGTTGTTCTGACATATCAGTAGACCACGCTATCTGTAACATCGATAGTGCTTTCAAAGTCTGTTGTTGGTTGTTCAGTTTCTACACCCCCTAACTTATTCATCAAGTTATTAACTACGTTGATTGCATCTTCCTTGCTATTCTTTTTAGAATTAGGTTTTCTGTATTCGCTACGCTCCCAAGTCCTAACTGCTGCTTTCCAATCTTTCATGGAATTTTTTCCTACTTTCCATCCATTACTTTCGTAATAGTCAAAGAATTGTTCAGCGTTTACATTGTTATTACGTTCAATGCAGTACTGTTTGATTTCAGATAGAGTAGGTTTTTCAAAACGCTTGCGTTTTGTTGTAGTGATTTTTGCACTACTATGTATCTCTTTCTCTATCTCTATATCTTTCTCTAACTCTATCTCTATCTCTGGTGTAGATTTCTTGCAGATTTCTTCAAGATTTCTTGATTGAGTTAGTTTATTTTGTTTGCGTTCCTCAGATATTCTTCTGTCATAAATCCTTTGTCTATCAGCTTCGGTACTACCTTTACCTATGAAATTTTGAATGTCCAACATATAGATAGCACCATTTTCTAATACCTCTATAAGTCCAAGTTCTTTAAACATAGATAACGCTTGTTTAATAGTGCCTACTTGATGACCTGTTACACTTGCTAGCATTTCAGCGTTATAAGGAATGCGTTCATTTACTACCAACTTTCCGTCATTCTTTAGGCTTCGTAGGTAGAGTTTTAAAAGAATATTACTGTACAAATAGCCATCTTTCATGCTTTCTAATATCTTCAACTCATCACTGTCAAAGAAATTATCTTTCAGCCGTAGATAGTAATACTTTTTGTTGTCGCTCATAGGCTAGTCCTTGTTTAGCGTTTCGATAAACTCATCTTTACTTAATGGCTTACCTAGTAATGCAATTCGTGCTAACACACTAGCAATTTCATCGGTTTTATTTTCTTCTGCATCTAATACGCTATCAACCATTATTAATACTGTTTCGAGTTCTTCAATCGTGTCTTGATAATATGTATTTTCGCCTTGTTTTTTGCGGTAATACGTAATTCTTTTATTTAAATAAGCCCTAAACATTATTAACTCGTTCATATTTATCTGTCCTTTCTTCGACTTCTTTTAATAGGTTTCGTCTAATTTCTTTTGCGAACACACCATGCGCTTGATAATGGCAATCGGTACATAGGCAAGCTAGGTTTCTCAAATCGCTTAATCCGCCTTGTGATCTAAATATTATGTGATGGCACTGATTAGCCACGCTCCCGCATATCACACAAAGTCCATTATCACGTTCATATGCTTGTTTTCGTGTTACTGCATATAATTTGTTATCTCTTTTCTTTCTGTTGTTCACTATCCCACCCCTCTATGAGTGATTGAATGTATTCGCTAGGTTCTAGCTTGATACCTAGTTGATTGCACTCATCAACTAGGCAATCAATCAATCTAGCCATTTCTTTTGTGTTGTATACCGATGAGCCGTGGTAGCACATAATATTGTGATACCCCTTTAGGTTTTGGCACTCACCTATATCTTCCGCAAGCCAGCCCAATCCGTGGCCTTGCCATATTTGTATATAGCGTTCGACTGCATCCGCTCTTACTGGCACATACGAGAAATGTCCACAATCTTTTATTGCCTTTCGGTATACATCCTCTTTTGATGTGTATCCGTTTTTACTCAACTCATCAGCTATGCGTTGGCACAATATCCAAGCATAACTATTTGAGTTAAGACTACGGCTTTTAGATTTCCTTTTAATCTCTACTGTGTATTCTTTATCGGTAGAGATATTTGACAAATCATTGTCATGTGGTGCTGGTATTACTACCATTACACCCAGTGGCGAACGTAATAGTTCAATGTTATTTGTTGTCCACTTCATCGTTTAGCGTACCTTTGAGCATTAACCCAATTAAATGCTTGTTGGTAATGCTCTTGTGTCATGCTATCTGTTCCAGCTATTTTCAACGTATCTTTCAAGTAGCGTTTTAACTCATCTTCACTAATACCGCCTTGTACGGCTCTAGTTTTTAATGAGTTCCAGTTATATACAGTTTCTTGTGTTTGTTGCACTGGCTTTTTGCTATTGTCCATGGTGTCAGCATCTTTTGTATCATCGATTGCCAGCAGTCCATTAAGTGCATATTTTCTAGCATATGACGATGTAGCACCTGTTACTTGTGATGCATCCATACCTTTTTTATCAAGGCTTTCTCTAGCATATGCACTTGTCGATACGTTTTCTTTTCCATCTGTGATAGTTGCTGTTGCTTTTACGTAGTATCTATCACCGATTAACTCGATACTATCTTGAATAGTCAGCACCAAACCATGTTTAGCAAGTAGAGGTTTAACCCCCTCTAAAATATCTTCGCAACTGCGGTAATTATATTTACCAAAGGAATTGTATTGTCCTTTAGGTGCTTTTAATTCTGACTGAATAGCTACTATTTTTTCGATAAATTCCATATTTCACCTAACCAATATTATTTAAATACCTCATCGACTGTTAAATCTTTTTTCAAATTATCAGAAAGTGCATCCACTATCTGAAAACATTCATCAATAGTAAATCTGCTCTTGCCTGTTTCTTTAAAGTGATATGTAACTTTACTTGTTTCGATTATTTCTGCCATTTTATCTTGCGTAAAACCACATTCGTTTCTGAGGTCTATTAGTTTTTCGTATCTTTTCATCGTTCACACCTAACCAATCTGTAAATTCATGTGTGTTTCAATTCTTGCACCAGCTACTTCTTGTTCTGCTTTGATTGCTTTCTTAATTGCTACCTTATCAGCGGTAATCGTTGTTTTTCTAAACTCATCAGGTAATGCATACAAATCATCAATTTCTACTGTTTCGCTTGCTTTGTAGTAGCATTTGAATTGTCCAACTTTCTTTTCTGTTAGTTGGTTTTCTTTCATGACATGATCAATGTTATTTTTTAATCGCTCTGTCATGTTTTCCAACGTTTTCGCTTTTGCCTGCATCCGTTTTGCTTCATCTTTAAACGCTTGAATATCTCCCTTTAGATTGCGGATAAACATTGCAGTATTTTCTATTTTTTCATCAATGCTGCAATCAAGCATATCCAACGTATTTTGAATTGCTTCCATATCCTCATCTGTTTCCGCTACTTCAAGCATTGCTTGTAATTCTTTGTAATCTTTATTCAATTCGTATAAACTTGGCATTCAATTTCTCCTTGTGTTAAAATACAAGTAGAGTAATCTCATAATCACTCTACACGCACGCTTGCTTTCCTACGGCCTAGCGTGCTTTTCTTATTTCTCTTGCCCAAAAGTTACTCAATATTAGTAGTGCGAACCCTAGGGCAACTTGAAGGAATGCTGTATAGAAATCAATTCTATCGATTTCTACGGAACCTACTGTTCCGATTACCGCTAAAAACGCTACGGCTCTTATCAACCAAATCAATTTCATAATTCTTCTCCTATCACTGTTAAAATGGGTTGTAACAAAAGCCATATACTCTATCATGCGAACCAACTTTTCCGTAATGTCTACGGAGTACATCAGAAGTGTTCTCTTCTTCCATGCGTTGTCCATCCGCACAATGACATTCCCAGCCATACGGTGTGATTTCATCGAATATGCTTTCTACATATTCATAGTGGTCTTCACGAATTTTTGCACCAGCACAAGCAATGGCTTCCAAAAATTTGTTATTAATGAAAATTTTCATAATTCCTCTCCTACTATCACTAGCATTTGGCCAGTGATTTTTTTTATTTCACTTTTCAAACGATTGTTTTCCTGTTGTAGTTTTTCTACCTCTACTTTCAACTTCCGATATGCTATCGGTGTATACTCATCATCAAGTCCTACAAGGCTTTCAACTTCCTTTTTGCTGAACCTAACTCCAGCTACTCCTTTTAATTGATGAAGTGTGCCTTTATCTCTCATGTTGTATACGCTTGTTTCTGTACATTTCAGAAGTTTTGCCACTTCTGATACTGTATATACTAGGCTTTCCATCGCACCTCGCCCCTTGCGTTGAGGTCAGCAATTCTAGCTAACCTTACCCAAGATAGAACAACTTTTTTGTTCCATCTGGATTTGTTTCTTAACGGCCATTTTTTCTTGATGAGTTTTCGCCAGTATTGCCCGTACTCATCATTTCGTCCAGCCCATCCAAACCTTGTTGATGATTGGCCATATCTTTTGTTGGCTATTTTTAGATCTGTTCGATTTTGTACTAGCATCTAATCACCTCTTTAGAATTACATTTAAACTGTAATTGTTTTACAAAAAAATAATCCGATGGTATGGAATACCATACAAATCTTCGATTTTTTTTAACACATGGACTGTCGGAGAAGATGTTCCTTTCTCATAATTAATTAGCGTGTATTCGCTAATTCCAAGCCTTTCAGCTGCTTGTTTCTGCGTTAGTCCTGCGTTTACTCTCGCCGCTTTTAATGTCATTCCATCTTGTACGAAAAATTCTTGTGTCAATTTATCACCTCGCTTTCCCTTTCGTTGATTGTATTGTATTACAGTTTAACTGTAATGTCAACAGTTTTCCTGTAAAATCCTTAAAAAATATTTGATTTTTTTGCAGTTTAAATATATTATATAAATAACGACAAATATTTTAAAATTAGGATGAGGTGAATATAATGAGTGATTTAGGCAATAGGGAGATATTCTCCAAGAATTTACAGTACTATATGAACCTATATAATAAAACTAGAATACAAGTTGCAAAAGATATTGGTGTTTCCTACACCACATTTACAAGTTGGATTAAAGGTACTAACTATCCTCGTATAGATAAGATAGAATTACTAGCTAATTATTTTAGAGTAAATAAGGCTGACTTGATTGAAAATAAATACTCTGAAAATGAACAGTACTATAATGATCCGTCTGTATCAGAATATGCACAAGCCATAAAAGACAATCCTGATTTACGTTTATTGTTCGATGCAAGTAAAGATATGTCAAAAGATGATATTAACTTTGTAATTAATACTATAGAGATGTTGAAGAAAAGAGGTTGATGGTATGACTAACTACGAACCTGTAATTACTTCATGCGTCCGTGAAATGCAAGCAATGGCCTTTATTGTTTCTACTATTTCTATTGTATTCGCTATAACATTATACCTATTCACTCGTAATGGCTATATTTCTCTAGCATTGCCATTTATTGCAAATGCAGTTGTTTTAATGATGCTCACTAATAAAATACATAAAAGCATGTGTAAAAAATTCCATGTTGAATAATATACAATAACCCTACAAAGGGGATGATAGTATGAACATCAATTTGATATATATAAAGCTACGGAAAACACAAACTGCGGTATTAAAACTAAATGATGACGGAACATATACAATATTAGTTAATAGTGATAAACCTATTGATGTACAACGTAAAGGTATACTACATGAGATAGGTCATATATTAAATGATGATATGTATAGTCAGGCACACATTGATTTAATCGAGCGGATGGCTCATGCAAGGCAATTTGACGATGTAGAGGGTATCAACTTTTACACTCACATCATATGAGGTGAATTATGCAATACAATTTCACTATCAGAAAAAAGGATAAAGGGTATCAGATTATAGTTAGCTACAAGGACGGCTATAAATGGAAACAGAAATCTAAACAGGGATTTGCCACACAAAGAGAAGCTAAACTTTATGGCCAAGAAATAGTCGATAACCTAAAAAAGACTATCACCAATCCACTTGATGATAGTCTAAAAAATGTTACTCTTATTGAATTATTTGAATTGTACATAAATGAAAAAATAGATATCACTTACAATACTACTATAGCGTATCGAAACGCATTAAATGTTGTATCTGCATTATTTGATAAACCTATTCCGCAAATCACTAAACACCAAATCATGCAAGAATACAATAACAGTAATTATTCAGTACAAACAATAAATTTGTGTAGTCGAGTTTTAAAAGCAGTATTTAATTATGCTATTGATCCGTATCGTATTATTCGCAATAACCCTTGTATATCAATCAAACCAATCAAAGAAAGAAAGGTAAAGGATTTAAAGGTGTTTACTGAAATTGAGTTAAACGACCTAGAACGCATGAAAGAAAAACACTATATGTATTATGTCATGTTCATGGTTGCACGATACACTGGGGCTAGATACGGAGAAATTATCGCTATTAACTGGTGTGATATAGATTTAGAAAACCAAGTCATCTTGATTGATAAACAATGGACTCGATTAAAAGATAATAGCTATGGATATGCTTTCACAAAATCAAAGAATAGTATCAGAAAAATACCTATTCCACCTGTACTATGTGGAATATTAGAAAACTATAAAGTACATTCAATGCAAGATAGATTATTTCCTTTCAAGGATAATCGGTCAAGCCGTGCTAATACAGTATTAAGCTATTATGTGAAAGATAAATCTATGCATTCCTTTCGTCATACTTACGCTACAACGCTACTGTCAAATAATGTAGATATTAAGACAGTAGCAAGCCTATTGGGTGATACTGTAGATACTGTTATAAATAATTACATCCACTATACAGATGAAATGAGAAGAAAAGCCGCCGAAAAGGTGGTAAATATTTTTGGCTAATTTTTTTTGACGATTATATGACGAAATCTTAAAAACACCAGTAAATATAAGGATTGTTTAAGTTATTTTTAATACATTTAAGTATACCATAAAATATAGCATTATTCATCATCTTCTTCAT